CTTGATACGTTGAATGAGATTGCAGCAGCCATCAATGATGATGCTGATGTATTCACTACGTTGACTACTGCTATTGCTGCAGTTCAGTCAGATGTTGATTCAAATGAATCTGCTGCTGATTCCGGTCGTGCAGCTCTTGCTGTTTTGATCACTGCTTTGACAGCTACTGTTGCTACTAATAAAACAGATAGCGAAACAGCTGACACTACTCTGACCAATGCTGTTGCAGCTCTTGATGCCAAGACTGTTGATGGTGGTGACAACGTAAACAACCTTGTTGCTTCTACTACACCTGATTCAACTCCTGCAACGTTCTACTTCCTTGCTGTTGATGCATCTACTGGTGCTATCAAAGTAGTGAATAAGAACTTCGTTGAAGTTGAGTAATGATTGAGGTTGTCATCCCTGTGGGTGTCGCCTTAGCAACTGGTTTCAGCATTCTTATTACGAGAATACATAGTCGTGTCCATGAATTGGATAGACGAGTTGATGGTGTTGAACTCCGTATGGCTACAGATTATCTAGCTAAATCGGAGTTTAGCCTAGCTATGGAACGAGTTGAAGCCCATATGGTCCGTATTGAAAACAAATTGGATCACTTAACTAACAAAAAATGTAACCCATGATTAAACTACTTCGTCCTATTATTTTCGCTTTCCTGGCTTCTGATTCTGTAAAACAATTGGTTGTTGATTTGTTGTCTGAGTATGCTAAGCGTACAGATAATAAAGTTGATGACTATGCCGTTGATCTGATTAAGCGAGAGTTATTTGAATAATGAAACGGGCAACTGAAGATAGCTTCAATGAGTTGCATAATCTTTTGACAGAAGAACTCCTCGGTCGTATTAAGTCTGGGGAGGCTTCCACTCAAGATTTAAAAGCAGCTATTGACTGGCTAAAACAAAATGACATTACTGGTGTTGCCTTGGAAGGTAACCCACTATCTAAATTGGCTAATATCATGCCAGAAATTGACCCTGAAATGGTACAACAGAGGCTTTATGGCAAAAGGTAAAACAGCTAAGTATTATGCTGCTAATCCTAAAGCAGCAGCAAGGCGTAGAAAGCAACAACGTGAGTATAATAAAACTGCTAATGGTCTGAAGATCAGAACGCAGGCTAATAAACTAAATAGAAAACTTGGAACTTATGGTAATGGAGATGGTAAAGATGCTTCCCATACAGGAAAAAACACTGGCAAACTCGAAAGCCCTTCCAAGAATAGAGCACGTAAAGGCAAATACGCATGACACCCCTCTTCCCTAACCCTGATTACTACAAATACAACTTAATAGCTATGACATCCCCTGAAGCAAAACGCCTTTGGAGGCGTGCTATTAAAGAACATTTTGACAACACTTGCATTTATTGCGGAGAATCCTATGACATTAATGACCTTACTTTGGATCACGTCCTTCCTCGCCATCATGGTGGCAGAGATGACACCAACAATCTCGTATGCTCTTGTCTATCCTGTAATCAGAAAAAGGGAACTAATAACTGGAAACAGTTCATACAACAACATGGAAACCCCTTACGGGAACAAATACTAGCAGATTACATTTATGGCTGAATACTCTTTAGATTACTCAAAACGAAAGATGGCTGCTGTCCAAGACATGGTAGCTGAAATTGAAAAAATAGGTAGATTAAAAGCTGAAGGTGGTAAAGCACTGTTAGCTAAACACGGTTACAGAGGCAACCAACCTAAAATGGCATTACGCGGTCTTCGTTCGTTCTTGACTTCTGAAGACAGTCTGTTTCCTGATTTACTTGAAAAATACGAGTCAGGGAAACTAACCCCGTTTAAACTAGCTGAAGGTATTAGACAACGTACCGAAAAAATAGGTGCCAAAGAGGTTATTATACACTCTGACACTATTCACCATGCTAATCCACTTGAACTTGGTGATGCTTTTGATGAGATGGATCCTGCTGAATTGCGGGATTTTTTAACAGAAGAATACGAAACTAAAGGTGTAGCTTATGGAGATAGTAAATTAAATACCCGAGGGCAGTCTTATACTACTCGTGGGCATCTCGGTCAAACTACTAATCCTAGAGGCAGGTATAAAGCTACTAACGAGTTTTCAGAGCCCGGTCTTACTGAGATGAGTGCGCACCCTCGTGGTGCTAATGACCCGATGATGAAAGCTCCTAGTGTAAAACCTAGAACTAGGGAAGAAGCTAAAGCTTTTATTGAATCTAAAGCTGGTATTATTGAAGAATCACAATCTTTAGGGGCTTACGCTGATAAAGATGTTAGAGCTACTGTAGACCAAAAAATGGTAGACCGTGGTATTATTAAACCAGGTCAAACCGTATATGATCCGAATTTACCTGACGAAACCCTGGCTGCGGTTAGACAAAGTCTAGACAACATACCTGATGAGGTTGATGTTGCTAAGTCTTTTAAAACACCTAAAATGGTAAAAGATCCTTCTCAAATTTTATCATTGTACAGACAACTTACAAAAATACCTGGTGGTCGGACTGCCCTTGGATTACTTCCTGGTGCTGTTGGTTTCTCGTTAAACGCTCTTAGCGCAGTCGGTGACGCTAACGCAGTTGCAGAAAGTGCTACTACTCCTAGAACAGGTGGTATGGAGCAGACATCTAAAGATCTCTCTGGTTTAGGCGGTGTTGCTGGTCTTCTTAGTTTGTTTAGTCCTTACGCAGCCCCTGCTGCTATCGGTTTTGCTGGAGCGCAATTAGCAGTTGAAAATAGGATTGCTAGAGATAAAGACAAGCAAGCTGACATTAAACAAATGGACCCTGCTACTAGGACTAATTTTGCAGCAAGTGTAGACGCTACTATCACACCTACAGCACCAAGGAATCGCATACGCGGTCGGAGCGGTGCTCAGAGGGCTCTACAAGCCCGTTAAACCACCCTTTAGGTACAAACTAGCCTATGAATACTTTACAGCTCTTACAAGACGACTTCAAGCTTTTCCTACAAGCCCTATGGGCGGAACTTGATCTCCCATCCCCAACCCGTGCTCAATATGCAATCGCAGACTATCTTCAACATGGACCTAAACGTCTTCAAATTCAAGCTTTCCGTGGCGTTGGTAAAAGCTGGATCACTGGAGCATTCGTTCTCTGGACTCTCTTTAACGATAAAGAGCGAAAGATTATGATCATATCAGCTTCTAAAGAACGTGCTGACAACATGTCTATCTTTCTACAGAAGCTGATTATTGAAACACCCTGGTTAAGCCATCTTAGACCTACTGGTGATGATGCCCGGTGGTCTAGGGTCTCATTTGATGTTAAATGTTCCCCTCACCAAGCACCATCAGTTAAATCAGTCGGTATTACTGGTCAACTTACCGGATCCCGCGCTGACCTGATGATTCTGGATGACATTGAAGTTCCTGGTAACTCAATGACAGAACTAATGAGAGAAAAATTACTACAACTTTGTACTGAATCAGAATCTATCCTTACTCCTAAACCTAATAGTAGGATTATGTTCCTCGGTACTCCACAAACTACTTTCACTATTTATCGTAAATTAGCTGAACGTAACTACCGACCCTTTGTGTGGACTGCGAGATACCCTCGTAAACAAGAGAATTATGAAGGTCTCTTAGCACCTCAACTACAAGAAGACATCGATAATGGGGCTGAACCCTGGGATGTAACTGATCCTGATCGTTTTGATGCTGATGACCTACTAGAACGTGAAGCTGCTATGGGTCGTAGCAACTTTATGCTCCAATTCATGTTAGACACGAGCTTATCTGATGCTGAAAAATTCCCGCTTAAAATGGCTGATCTTATTGTTACTAGCGTCAACCCCTCTACTGCTCCTGAAGCAGTCGTCTGGTGCTCCGATAAATCAAACATTATCAAGGACCTCCCCACTGTCGGACTCCCTGGAGATTATTTCTACGCTCCAATGCAACTACAAGGGACATGGAACCCTTACACCGAAACAATCTGCTCTATTGACCCGTCGGGTCGTGGCACAGATGAAACAGCAGCGACTTATATCTCGCAACGAAACGGTTTCCTGTACTTGCACGAAATGCGTGCTTACAGAGACGGATACTCAGACAACACGTTACTGGACATTCTAAAAGGTTGTAAGAAATTTAATGTCACTAAACTATTAATTGAAACTAACTTCGGTGATGGTATCGTCGGTGAACTATTTAAAAAACACTTACAACAAACTAAACAATCAATTGATATTGAAGAGGTAAGAGCTAATGTCAGAAAAGAAGACAGAATCATCGACAGCCTGGAGCCTATTCTTAATCAGCACCGTCTTATTTGTAATCATGATGGTATTCGGTGGGACTTCGCCTCAAACCCTGAACGTCCACCTGAAGAGCGACTCCAATACATGCTATTCTATCAAATGAGTCGTATGTGCCGTGAAAAAGGTGCAGTTAAACACGATGACAGATTAGATTCCTTAGCTCAAGGTGTTAAATACTTTACTGATGCTATGGCAATCTCTGCTTATGAATCAATGAAGATGCAAAGACGTGAAGATTGGAATAATATGGAAGAATTATGGCTGTCTGATCCTCAACAAGCTGCTAATTCTATGGCATTTGGAATGGATTTAAACACCCGAAAACGTGCCCAAAACTTAAAGACAAATAATTCAGTCCCCACCTGGGTTTAATTAGATCCCACACTTATACAGGGGGAAGGGTGGACCCCCTGGGGGAGATTCGGTCTTAAAAGACCTTCTCTCCCCATTCCTAATGTCCCCGGGAATGGACATTCCGTAATGACAAACAATCCCATCTGATCATGATCTAATCCAGATTATGAATCCCATTTCTCAATCTAATCAATGAATGATTAGTCTGTGAATCTTATTCCCACCTACACCCACTTATTAATAACAACATGAAGCCATTAGAGTTTGAAGGTAATGTACAAGACTGTTCCTTTACCTATCATCGTACTAGAGAAGGTCCTAACTTCTTTGTCTCACATTACAAAGGCTCCACACAGGGACACAATGACCCCAAAGATGCTTGGCGTACCCTGGGTTTAGCCAAGTTCACCGATTCCGGTAAAGCGCTTAAAGAATGGTGCCTATCTATGCACGAGCAATATGGTACTGAAGAAAAAGAAGGTTATACCGACAACTCATTTGCTAATGATACTAAGATGGTGACTTGATATGGCGAAACCCGATGAAAAATGACATAATTTTGTCAAGCCTATTTGTTAATAAGAATTAAGAATTAATCCCCCATTGGGGGTCTACTTATTACCCAGGATTAGCCAATATAAAATAGATTAATACATAGTAAATAGGGCGAAGCCAGTGTTAACCAGGAATAATACTGATTGATACTGGCGCAACCAGGCTTAAGCAATTATATTTCAAAACATCTGTCGCCGCCAAGTTACACATATGTGCACATATTGACACGATAAAGTGTACAGGTTCAGCCATGTTGAAGAGATGATACATTATGATGGATGAGGTGAGTATTGATTAGTAGTCGCAATCGTTGAGGGGTTGACAGATGGGGTGAGATGGGTTAGTATGTATGCATAGGTGAGGTTCTACCGAACCCCATACACAACCAAGGGAGAGACAATGAGCAAACTAAGAGAGCATGCTTGGATGTTATTACCACTGACAACATTCGGTGGTTTGATTATCATCCTCAGCAGTCAGTTCAGTAAGACAAGTCAACCTGATATGCCAGATTGGGTAACAACTAGCAAAGGTTGTATGGTTTACATTCAGAACAAAGAATTTCGTGCGGTAGTTCATCACAACTATGAAGGCATAAAAGCATATTGTTCAGTGTATGGTAAGTAATAACATGCTATCACAATCATCTCC